TGAGTTGACAATAGAACTCGTTGCCAAAGAACTCGACGCGATTACACTGGAGTGGCCAACACGTCCGTTGCGAGTGACTGTGGGGATGATGAAACTGCATCGCGAGTTTCTTCGTGCGATTATGCCGCTTTATGACGAAGCGATTGGGCTTCAAAATGAGGTGAAGAGGTGATTCGGTGAATTTCAATGACGTGGTTGAATGCGGCTATTGCGGGAAGCAGTTCACTGTCCGCAAAAACACACATCTAGGATGGGACCGTATTCGCTGTTCCTGCGGCGCGGAGTTCAACTGGCTTTCGAGCGCTGAAGCGTGGGAGATATTTGGAGTTCACGATCCGCCAAGTAAGAAGAAGAAAGATGTCTAAGGTCATTGACCCGCAAACGCAAGTCTGATAGATTCTGAAGTAGTTGGCTCCCGGAAGACCCCCAACAAAACGCAAGCCGTCGTTTTGCTGTGCGCTTCTTTCCGGGAGCCCGCGTGGTGATTCGGCGGTTTTTTTATGGAGATGCGCGATGTCTACTGTTTCAAAAGTAAGGGTGGCATGGGCGGCGATGGAGGCATCGATTCGAGCACTTGAATCTGGTGGGAAGGTCGATCCACTGGACTTGATTGAAGCGGCTCGTGCTCACGATCATCCATGCAACCACTGTTTTACATGGGATGTGGATCAAGCGGCTTCTGAACGGTGGCGAGACCAAGCCCGCGCACTGATACGCTCGTGCCACTTCGAGGTTGTGGTTGATGATGTCACTACCCGAGTCGTGTCCTACGTGGCGTCTCCTGAAGGTGATGCGATGTTTGTGTCCCTGCCAAAGATCCGCAGCAAAGGAAAGGCATCGGAGATTCTGTTAGCCGAACTGCGGATGCTCCACGGAAATGCCTCGCGAGTGACCGGTATCGCGTTGGCGAAGTCAAACATCGTTGGTCCTGAAATTGCAGTACAGGTTGGTGCAATGCGGGATCAACTGGCTGGGATGCTGGAAGGAATGGAAGAGTGATTCCGTGGTCAAGGCGGTCATGGAGAGGTATGTCTCGGAACGGTAAGGCCCGTCAGGTCGGGGCGGTCAATGCGTGGCTGGTTCCGGTGCGGTCAGTCGAGTCGAGGCGGTCGACGATAGGTCAGGTCCGGTAAGGGCAGGTCGCGTCGTGTTAGGGCCAGCCGGTCACAGAGAGCAGAGAAGAAGTTTTTTGGTTTGGAGCGTGTGTCTCCAGACTCCTACGCAACAGAGGGCCATGCCCTTGCAATCACGGAGAGCCATCATGTTGGAGTATCTCGGTCCTGGCAGCCTTGTGCTGGCGAAAGGGCAGGTGCCATTCGTCGTAGACGGCAAGCGGTCACTCGGACATTTGCCAGAGCACGTATGTGGTTATGTGATAGGTGGTAAACGGTTTCGCCTGCAAAGAAAGGAAATGGTTTTCACAAGCGACGGTTCGCTTGTGTATGACGAGCATGGCAGGCCGAGAAGGTTACTTAACGGACTGTGTATCGACTGAACGAGTTTTCCCCAGGGAGCGTTCCCTGGTTACACAACAGGGGTGTTTCACCCCGCAATCACGGAGAGCCAATCATGGCAAAAGCAACTGGTATTTTGGAAGCGATTGAAGTTGAACCCCTTCGAGTTGGAACCATGAAAGTCTGGTTGAAAGGTCGGACGCCGCTGATCTGTAATCGCATGGCAGGGAAAGCGACGCGGGAGTTGCTGTTCCCGAAGGGGCGAGCGACAACGGCGGAAAAGCAACAGCGTCTCAAGCACGATCCAGTCAATGAGTATCGAAACAGCATGAGTGTTCGTCCTGGAGCTGGTCCGACGCGAGTGGTGTTTCCATCTCCTGCGGTGAAGGGCGCAATGGCAACGGCCGCGCTCGAAACGCGAGGCACGAATAAAACTCAGGTAGGGAGACTTGTCTGGGTGAAGGATTATTCGTGCGACCTGTTTGGGAAGCCCGAGTTGTTCATGGCGATCGTTCGCTCGGCGGACATGAACAAAACGCCCGACGTTCGTACGCGGGCTATTTTCCGAGAATGGTGCTTACCTGTGACGATTCAGTACATCAAACCGCAGATGAGCGAAGAGGCCATTATGCAGTTGCTTTCAAACGGCGGATTCATCGTTGGAATCGGCGATTTTAGGCAAGAAAAAGGCAAAGGTAACTTCGGTCAATTCGAGGTTGTGACCGAGGCCGACTGCAAGCAGATCGTTAAAGCTGGCGGACTGAAACAGCAAGATGCGGCGATCAAGAAGCCGGTGTGTTTCGACGCCGACACGGAGGAGTTGCTTGGGTGGTTCCAGGAGGAAGTGAAGACTCGCGGCAAAGCTGAAATGCTTGCTGCGTAAGTGCGATCAATGGTCACGGCAAGGCGGTCGCGTTAAGCCATGTTGCGTTGAGGCGGTTCAAGTCTAGTTGAGGCGGTCAAGGTATGTTTCGGGATGGCCAGCCTTGATGTGTTTGGTCACGGTTCGGCGGTCGAGGTTAGTCCTGGTGAGGCACGTCGCGTTAGGGTAAGCCAAGTCGGTCCAGTCCGGGCGAGTTATGGCCCGTCGCGTTGCGTCGAGTCCTGGAAAGGCGGTCGAGGAATGTCTGGATATGGTGAGTCGGTGTACGTCTGGGTTAGGCGGTCAAGTCACGGTTTGTCCCGGTCTGGTGAGGTCAGGAACGGCGAGGCGGTTCAAGTCACGGCGGTCGCGGTATGTCAAGGAATGGCATGGGTGTTGAGTCGAGGCGAGTCGGTTTGTCATAGCTAGGCTGCCCGTGGCGGTCGCGGAATGGTCGGGTTAGGTGCGGCTGGGCCTGTCGCGGCGAGTTCAGGCGGTCACGCCTGGTCACGTTGAGGTAAGTCGCGGTGAGTAAAGGTTAGGCGGTCAAGGCGGGGCGGGGTTCGGTCGGGCGTGTCTCGTCGTGATTGGCGGTCGAGCCTGGGCTGTGTGAGTTGCGTTGTGGTATGTATTGTCGCGGAACGGCGGTCATGGCCCGGCAAGGCACGGGACGACAAGGCATGGCAGGTCGAGGCGGTCCAGGTTGGGTATGGTGCGTCGAGGCGGGGTTGGGTCCGGCGAGGCGGTCCAGGTTGTGTATGGTGAGTCGCGGCGGGGTTGGGTCCGGCGAGGCGGTCAAGGTTAGGCAATTCCAGGTCGGGATAGTCGTGGCGAGGCGGTCTTGGATAGGCGGGGCTGGTCGTGTTAAGGTCGGTTAAGGTGGGTCAGGTCAAGGCGGTCAAGTTCCGGCGGGGTCCGGTAAGGTACGAAGTGTCACGGAGTGGAAAGGCGGTCGCGTCGTGTCATGGCTTAGGTAAGGAATGGTGCTGCTGGTCATGGTCTGGAAAGGCGGTCGCGGACAGGCGGGGCGGGGTACGGTTTGGCGGCGCTAGGTCTTGGCGGTCGATATTGACGCAAGAGTGTCCATGCTGGACAATTCTGGCATGGACACTCCTTGCTATCACCTAGTTCCTCGCGATCCCAGAAAAAACCTTGAGTGGCGCATTCGCTGCCGCGAGCGGGCACTGGTGGACCGACGATTTCAAGATGCGCTGTGGGAAGCGTGCCGCATCGATCCACTGTTCTTTTTTGCATTCGCCCTGTGGGTGTACGAACCTCGGGCAAAGGTGAAACGCAGGCCGTTTATTCCGTGGCCACATCAAGAGCCGGTCATTCTCGCGATGGAGGACACGGTCACGGAGGCGATGGAAACGGAACAGCCGGTTTCTCTGACGCTGAAAAAATCGAGAGCGCAAGGTGGTACTTATACTTATCTTGGCGTACAGATGCGCCGCGCGCTCATGGAGCCTGAGTTCACTGTCGGGCTTGTCACGCGGAATGAACAACTGGTCGATTCTCGCGTTGACGATTCGGCGATAATGTTCAAAGTTGCATGGATGCTGGACCTACTTCCGGTGTGGATGCTTCCAGATGGTTACGAGCGAAACACGACTGAGCATGTAATTCGCCTGCCGAACGGATCTGGATGGAGTGGCTATGCGGCTACTGGCGATGTAGCCCGTGGTGGACGGACGACAATCTTTTGCTTCGACGAACCGGGAAGCGAAGAATTTATTGCAGCGTCTAAGGATTATAAAATCCTGAGCAGTGTCGCCCACGTATCGAACTGCATCTTTCTCGTCTCGACATTCGGCGTTGATTCCGGTGTCTTCTACGAGTCGGCAACTGACCCAGACAATCCGCGCGTTTACGACTTGGATTGGAAAGATAACCCCGAGCACTCGAAGAATATCTACACAGTGAAGGATGGGGAGGCCAAGGCGGTACGGCCAGAAGAACAAGATGCGGTAGAGAAGTACGTCTCCAAGCATCAGCGGGAACTCAAGTCGATCGCCCGTCGTGGTCACAAGATCGAAGGGAAACTTCAATCTCCTTGGTATAACTCGCATCGCCTGCAACCAGGAGCAACGCCGCGGTTCATTGCACGAGAACTCGACCAGGATCCGCGCGGTGCGGTAGGCAAGGTGTTTTCCGGTGAGCTTCTCGACCGCATGAAACGCCAGCACTGCAAGCCGCCCGTCTGGCAGGGTACACCCGTGTTCGATTCGGAGACTTTGAAGCTCCAGGGGTTGCTTCCTCGTGAGGACGGGCCGTTGAAGCTGTGGTTCAAGCCGGGGATCGACAACACGCCTCCGTTGGGTCCGTTCACCGCTGGCTGCGACATTGCGTCTGGCGGTGTGGGTGCCTATTCATCGAATTCCGTGTTGTCGGCGCTGGACGACCGGACGGGTGAACAGGTGTTGGAATACACAATCAAAGGGCTGGAGCCACGTCCGTTCGCTCGCAGGGCGGTTGGTCTGTGTATGTGGCTTCGGAATGCTCTGCTGGGATGGGAAGATTCCGGTGTGTCGGGTGGTTTCGCCAAGGAAGTGATGGAGGTCGTTTATTACGGAAATGTGTTCTTTCGCGACGTGGCTCAACTCGGATCACAGAAGAAAAGCCGCAAACCTGGCTGGCCATGCCGAGACCCCGACAAGGCGGATATGTTCGAGCAGGTGGCCCTCGCGATGGAAATGGGCCAGTACATTCCACGTTCGGAAGAAATGATTACGGAGTGTGGCGAATATGAGTGGGAAGGGGATAAGATCATTCACGCCCCCACGAAAAACACAGGGGCAACAGACAAGAACCACGCCGACCGTTCTATAGCGTCAGGCGGGTCATGGCTGGTCTATTCAAACGACAACGTGGCAGACAAACTTGACAGCAGCGAGGAAACTGGCGAAACTGCTGAGTATGGGAGCTTCAAATGGCGTGAGGACCAGGAGAGGACGCGAGTTCCTTCCGGCAGTCCAGACTTCGGAATTCGGGACGTGATGGGATACTGATGAAGGAGAAATACCCGATATCCGGAGTGCTTCCCCTTTTTATAGGAACCAAAAAACCCATGCAAATTTGATTTTGAAATTGTTTGGTCAACAGACGAAAACTTTTGGAAACAACCTGATTCGGAGGTAAAACCCGATGAGCGAGAAGACGATGAAAGAGAAGATCGACAACGCGATTAAGATAGCGAAGGGGATCTTGCCGGCCTTGACGAATCAACATGCCGACATGCAGAAGGCCGCGCAAGCAGTTCTGAACCTGGCGTACACGAAGGACATAAACGCTGCTTTCAGCAAGCCAGCAGAGGAAATGGACGAGGAACTTACTTTCGTGCTTGGAAGGGTGCGTCCTAACTTGGGAGCGACCGAGATGCAGCAGGTCACGCAAGCAGCGATGCACCTAATGCAAGCCAAGCAAATACTTATTCCAGGGAAAACGACACCAAGTAAAAAAGGGACCGGCGCATAAGGCGTCCGGCAACGAAAAGGCAGAAGCGGATTGATCCCCGCTAGATGCCTCTACACATCGCAGCCTTAGAGGGGCCGTGGCGTATAACGCTTCGGTCCCTTTTTTCTTTGCGCACTCTGATGCGAGGCGA